TGAGTGAATCAGCGATCATCCAGGCGCTTCAGACCGGCGTGACCGCTGCGGTCGCTGCCAGCACGTCCCCGGCGCTGCCCGTCAAGTATCTGATGGTCGGCACCAGCGGTGGACCGGCTTTCACGCCGCCCACCGATCAGAAATGGCTGGAGATCATCTGGCTCCCTAACAACCGCACAGGTGATTTTCTCGGTGACGAGAAGAACCATCGTGGGATCTTGCGCCTTGTGCTGCACTGGCCGAACAGCGGTGGTGGCATATACGAACCGGTCGAGTTGCTTGCTTCAATCACAGGGTATTTCAGCAAGGGTCGGCTCTTGTCCGGTGTTCAGGTGTATGCTACTGCTGATCCCAGCGGGATTATCGAGCAGGGCAATGAGGTACTGCTACCCGTGTCGATTTTGTATCAGTCGTACCGCAAAGGGGCTTGAACCATGCAAAAGACCATCCTCGCCTCGATGACCGCGCTGGTCGCCACGGGGTACTTCAACACCAACGCCGGATCGAAGCTGTATGTGTGCGCCACGCCGCAGCCGACTGACCTTACCGCTTCGGCGTTCGCTGCGCTGAGTTGGGTGCTTGTCGGCGGCGTTGGTTCGGTTGGTGAGACCGGCGACAACACCAACATCTTGAACTACGACACGTGGGACGACGCTGTGGTGCAGAAGGCGAAGGGCATGACTGACGCTGGTTCGCCCGAGATCGAGGTCGCACGCGATCCGTCCGATGCGGGGCAGGACATTCTTCGCACCGCCGCTCAGACCAATCTTTATTACGCTTTCAAGATCGAAGGCACGGACAAGCCGAACACCAATCCGGCAAGCACCCCGACCATTCGCTACAACCGTGGTCTGGTCGCCGGTCCGCGTGAGCCGAATGGTCGCAACGAAGACTTCGACCTCGAAATCTTCACCCTCGGTCTTGTGCAGAAGCAGATCAAGGTCGATCCGGTGGCTGGCACGCCGACGCCGTAACCGGACTTACCACCTTGACAGTTTAGGGGTGTTGGCACAGTGTGTCGGCACCCCTTTGCTTTGGAGCAACACATGGAACTGACGAACCTCAAGCCGACCGACCGCACCATCGAAATCGTGAGCCCCGTCACGGGACAGCCTATCGGCGTCCGAGTGCGCGTCATGTCGATCGAGGATGATCGCCTCAAGCGCATCAAGCGCCAGATCACGGACGAAAGCCTCAAGTTGCAGGCCAAGAACAAGGCTTTCAAGGCTGACGAACTGGAGCGCAATGCCAACATGCTTATGTTCGGTGGGACGCTTGGGTGGGAATGGTATAGCCCGACCGGTGACGATGCGGACATGCCGGTGTTCAAGGGTGAACAACCCGAATACAATCAGAAGAACTTCGTCGAGATCGTGACCGAACTGCCTTGGTTCGGTGAGCAGATCCAAGAGGCGATCGGAGAGACCAAGAGTTTTTTCGATCCCTCCAAGGCGACCTGATTGAAGCGATCCGCGTCTACGCTCGCTACGATACCCCTTGGCGCAAGTTCGAGGTCGAGGGTCAGGGTCGGGTGATGCAGACGCGCCGCGAGGCGTATCCTCGTTTCAACCAGGAAGCACCACCGCTTGAGATACCCGAGGGGTGCGAGCATGTTTGGGACTGGTTCGCTCAGGTCAGTGGATCGGTGGGTCGGGTGCGCGATGGTGTTTGCGACCCGATCCCCCCGTCCGAATGGCTCGCATGGCGCAACCTCACAGGCGAGATCGTCCACCATTGGGAACAGGACGCTCTGTTCGCAATGGACATTGCTTTCTGCGACGAAATGAATAAAGAATTGGAGGCCAAGCGCGCCGCGCACGAGGACGAGATCAAGCAGCGAGGGAAGGGTAGGAAATGAACGAACTTGCCCGCCTCGGTGTAGCGATGGACACCAATCAGCTGAAAGAGGGCAAGGCTGCTCTGGATGCTCTGGTGCCGAGTGCACAGCGTGCAGAGAAGGCCACGGAGAAGTTCAACAAGGCGGCGGCGGGCATCACTGCATCCGGTGGCATCAAGTCGTTCACCGCAGCCGCAGCCGGTGCCACTGTCGCATCGGATCGTTTGAGCAAGGCCGCGCTCGGCACCAGCACCGCGATGAGGACAGTTCAGGCTGCGGCGGTCGGCGCAAACGCACCAATCAACAACCTCATCGGTGGTCTCACCCGCGTCAGCACCGCCACCGGTCAGGCCGACGCGCACATCAAAGCATATCGAGCGAGCCTTGCATCTGTGCCAGCGGCGGCTAACAGCGCCGCGAGCAGTCTCAACCGCCTCGGTGCCGCAGCGAACGACAACATCAACCAACTTCAGTCCACGCCGGGGAACATCGCCGCTCAGTTTCAGGACATCGGCGTGACCGCTGCGGGCGGCATGAACCCGCTGCTCATCGCGCTCCAGCAGGGCACGCAGCTATCTTCGGCCATGCAGGGCGGCATCGGAAACCTGCTGGCTGGTCTGCGCCAACTGTTCAACATGACCACTATCCTCACCGTCGGGTTTGTGGCGCTGATTGCCGCAGGGCTTCAGATGGTGGACTGGATGCGGGTTGCTGAGGTGTTGGTCAACGGTTTGGCTGACGGGCTCGACATGCTGGCGGATTTCGTTGAGGATGCGTCTGTCGCGCTGGTGTATTTCGGTGTCGTCGCGGGTATCGCATTTGCACCTGCGATCTACGCTGGCGTGATCGCACTGGCGACAGCCATTGGTGCTACACTCTATGGGATGATCGGTCGCGCCACTGTTGCAATGATTGTGTTTGCCTCAGCCAATCCATTCGGTGCGATTGTGATTGCGATTGGTTTGGTCATTGCTGCGATGGGACTGCTCAACGAGCGGTTCGGTGGTATATTCACGAGCATTCTCAACACTGTCAGAACGGTCGCTAACGCGATCTTGAAGTTTTTCGGCGATGCGTTCAACGCGGTCATGTCCGCAGCCGAAAGACTAATCAACGGTCTCGTCGGTGCATTCGAGCGCTTCAGTGGCTTCCTCGGTTTTGATGTCAGCGTCGGACGTGTCGATTTGAGCGGTGCAAAGATCGACACGTCCGGTGACATTGTAGGTCGGATCAGCGACACTATCGCTGGAGGGTTGCGTAGCGCTCGTGATTTCACACTAGGTTTGCTTCCGAGCGGTGAGACACCCGATGCGGGCGGTGGTGCAGCAAGTGCCTCACGCGGTCAGTCCGAAGCAGAGCGTCAAGCTGAGGCATATGCTGAACTGACAAAGCGAGCGCAGGAGCGCATCAACTCGCTCACCGATGAGACGATGGCGCTCGGCATGACCGAAGCGGCAGGGATGCGCTTCCTGGCACAACAGGAGTTGCTTCGTGACGCAGCGAGCCGTGGGATCGTGCTCGACAAGGCGCGTCGGGACGAACTGATGCGTCTCGGTGAAGCGATGGCGAGCGCTCAGGTCGATAAGGCCATTGCCGAACAGACCCGCGCGTATCAGGAGCAGATGCGAGCGCTCCAACAGCAGTCCGACCTGATCGGGTTGACCGGTCGTGAACTGGTTGAGACCGAGACGTTCCAGCGCTTGCTCAATGAAGCAGTCAGCAGCGGCGCGGTCGATCTCAAGAACATGGACGAGACGATGCGCCAGCACGTCCTGACGCTGCGTGAGCGCGCCGCTGCTATCGCTGATGCGAGCGAAGCAAATCGAACCGATGAGTTCATGGCTGATTTCACACGCGATCTGGATTTGCAGGGTGAAGCGCTGCGTCGGCAGGCCGGTGAGATCGGTTTGACCGGTGCGGCGCTGACCGCCTACCGCATCGAGTCGGATTTGCTAAACCAAGCACTACGCGAGAACATTGACCTGTCACCTGAGTTCATCACGCAGACTCGTGCTAAGGCCGAAACACTCGGACAGATCAGCGAAGAAATCCGCATCCAGCGCGAGCGCTTCAATGAAGCACGTGAGAGCCTGCGCGGGTTCTTCAGCGACATGGTGTCCGGGTTGCAGCAGGGTCAGTCGGTTTGGCAGGTGTTCGGCAATGCGGTTCTCAATGTGGTCAACCGTATCATTGACCGCCTGATCAACAGCGGGACGGACAGCCTGCTTGGTTCGCTGGGTCGGTTGTTCGGTGTTGCGTCACCGAAGGCAGGTCTGCTGGACAAGATCAGCACCGCTACGAACGCTGGTGTGGGCCTCAAAGCGGCCAAAGGCGCTGCATTCGACACAGGTGGCGTCCAGATGTTCGCCAAGGGTGGCGCGTTCACCAACGGCATCTACAGTGACCCGACGATCTTCAAGTTCGCCAAGGGTGGCTCGTTTGGCGTCATGGGTGAGGCTGGCCCTGAAGCGGTGATGCCGCTGAAGCGCGGCTCAGACGGCTCGCTCGGCGTCCGTGTGACCGCTATGGAGCCGCAGCAGGTGGTCGTGCGTGTCGTGACCGATGACGAACGGTTCGATGCCTACGTGGACACTCGGATCGGTCAGAGCGCCCCGACCATTGCTGAGGCTGGTGCGATGGTCAGTGAGCGCAAGCGCGCATTCAGGAACAGCAGGCGACTAGCATGATCGTTCTACCGACCTCACCCCGCCCTAATCGTATGGATGTGGACGTGCTCGACTTCGGGACGATCCAGCGCGGCGCATCGTCGTTGCGTGTGAACCGCCCTGGTGGACGGCATCGCATCACTTTCACGTGGCCCACAGAAATCATGCGCCCACCTATTAGCAGCGGCTTTGTCGCGCTGCTGAAGCGAGGCAAGCGGCAAGGTGTTCGCATCCCCGTCCTGCTTCCGCGTTCTCAACCCGCAGCGGGATCTCCGGTCGTCAATGGCGCGGGGCAATCCGGCACTACGTTGTCGGTGCGCGGGTTCACTCCGAGTTATGCTATCGGTCAGGATTTCTGGTTCACGATTGTCGATGCCAGTGGTGTCGGCTATTTGCACACCGTTGTCGAAGCGGCTACAGCCAACGGTTCAGGTGTTGCGAGTTTGCAGATTGAACCGCCGTTGCGTGCGCCGTTTGCTGACGGTGCACAGGTCAACATCACCGCACCGTTCGTCGAAGGTGATCTGGTCGGTGAGAGTTTCAGTTACGGGTTTGATTCGCTACGTCAGGTTCCGCTGACCATTACCATCGAGGAACAGAAGTGAATCGCATCGGGCTCACAGGACTGGTGAAAATTGAACTGCCGGGGCGTACGTTGCGTTTCTGCGATGGTGGTTTTTTCGTTTACGCCAGCGAAACATACAAGAGTGACGATGAGGTTTTCGGGACCATCGGACGCTTGGAGACTATGGCCGAGAGTGTCGGTGACATTGTACCGGCTATCACGTTGACGCTTCTTCCACCCGACCAGACAGCACCGATCGAATTGTCGCAACCGGGGTATCAAACCGCACCCGCCCAGTTTATCATCGCTGAATACAACGATGATACAGGCGTGATCACAACGGGGAACGTCGAGTTTTATGGTCAGATCGACCAGACCGTCCTCACCGATGACTCCCAGCGATACGAATTGACCGTTTCGATTGTTTCATTGGCTGAACGGTTGTTTGAACGCAACTTGGGGAACACGATGAATCCGAACTGGCACAAATCGGTGTGGCCCGGTGAACTCGGTCACGACAACGCAACAGGTCTGTCTAAGCCTGTTGCTTGGGGTGTCGAGGCTGCGCCGGGTGGTGGTTCGACCCGTGGCGGTGGCGGTGGTGGTGGCTTTGGCGAGTTCATACCCGATCAGGTTGGCAGTCGATGAGCGGTGAGTTCCACATGATGATTTACGACGAGCACGACAGCACACCGCTGCCACCCAACCCACTCATCATCCGCAGGGATGCAACGCAGCGGACGCTGAACCGCTTCAGGGGTATCGACTTCGACTGGTCGGGTGTCACCTGTGTGCATCTCGCACATGCCCACCTGTCCGAGATGGGCCACGAAGTCCCTGACATCCCGCAATTCGACACCGCGCTCGGTGCGGCACGTGCAATGCGTGAGCGCGGATGGGATAGTGTGGGTGACATGCTGGATTCCATGCTCCCGCGCATCGCCCCAGCGTCCATGCTGCTCGGTGATCTCGCGCTCATTAAGGGTGCTGGTGGGCTGGATGCGATTTTCATTTGCGCTGGCCCGCTCAAGGTGTTTGGGTGGCGAGAAGATGCACCAGACCTAGTGGTGCTCGACGTTTCGTTTGGTGAACTCGAAGGGGCTTGGCGGGTCTGATATGGCAAGGGCTGTCCGCACGATCGGTATCATAGCTGGTTCGGTGGCGCTGATCGCCACGGGCGTTGGTGCTGCGGTGGGTGCCTCGGGCATCGCAGGGGTTATTAGTGCTGCTGGGATCTCCAAGGTGGCCGCCATCGCATCGGTCGTATCAGCAGCCGCCGCGATCGGCGCTCAGGCGCTCACCAAACCACCCCCTGCACGCGGTTCAATTTCGAGGTTGGTCATTGATCCAAATGCTCCAACACCATACGCGATGGGGGAGGGATTGGTCGGTGGGGCGTTGCGCCACGATACCGCATATGGTGCGACCCGCAAGAAAGTCCCGAACCCTTACAGGTTCATGGCGATCGTCTATTCGCTCGGCCCTATCGAGAGTATCAGCCCCCGCATCAACTTCGGCACTATCCCCAGCTGGTACAACGGCTTTCTGTTCACCGACACTCAACTCGGGGCAACTCCCGAGGCTGATGCCCTGAGCCCGCAATGGGCCGGTGCGCCAGGTTGGGGACCGAACCATAAACTGTCCGGTCTTGCAGCAATCGGGTGGTCTTTCCTGTTTGATCGTGATGGTGAGCGCTTCGCCAACGGCATCGACCCGATTGCTGCATACGGTAAATGGGTCAAAGTATATGATCCGCGCAAGGACAGCACCTTTCCCGGTGGTTCAGGCTCGCACCGTCTCGGGAACGAAAGCACCTACGAGTGGTCCGAAAATCCCGCGCTTCACGCTGGCACTTATGCCTACGGACGATTCCAAAACGGCAAACGTGTGTTCGGCATCGGTATGCCTGCGGACGGTATCGACTGGAACGTGGTGGTTGCGTGGGCAAATGTCTGCGAGGCGAATGGCTGGACTATTTTCGGTCGCATCTTTGAACCGGGTGATCGCTGGGCCAACCTCAAGGACATCTGCTACGCTGGGGGTGCTGAACCGATCCCCGGTGGTGTGCTGACGTTCAAATACGCCGCACCGAAGGTGGCGCTCGACACGATCACGGTGGACGATCTCGTCAACGATGACGAAATGTCTGTAGTCACGATGCAGCCCTACAGGGATCGCCTCAACACTATCATTCCGCAATTTATCAGCCCTGCTCACAACTGGGAACTGATCGACGCTGGCCCGGTGGTCAACAGCACCTTCCTGTCTGAAGACGGTGAAGAAAAGCGTGACGTTTGGCCTTTCAATTTCGTTAAGAACGCGACCCAAGCGGCGCAACTCGCGGCATATCGACTGTTTGATTCGCGTGAAATCAGCCCTATCACGGTGGTATGTAAGCCGCGTTTGCGCCACTATCGACCGGGTGAATGCCTGCACATCGTGCACCCGCGTCTCGGTCTCGACCACGACGTGATCATTCTCAGTCGTTCGATCGACCCTGTGACCATGAAGGTCACTTTTGAGTTGATGACTGAAACACCGGGCAAACATGATTTTTGCCTCGGTCGGACGGGTGTTGCGCCGCCGTCACCCGTCATCACTCAAACATCCGAAGAACGTGATGCACTTGCTGCCGCGCGCCAACGCCCGCGTGCTTTGGACATTGAGTTTGAGGACAGCAGCGTCCTTGAGGATCTAAAACCCGCTGAAGCAGGTGGCACCCGCAACGTGGCGCGTGGCACTTACGATGCCAGCACCACCTACTTGCGCGGCGACGAAGTGATCTTCTCGGGCTCGACCTATCGCCTGATCGTCGAAAGCAGCATCGGCAATTCCCCGCCTGATGTGCTGCGCTGGGCTCTGGTTGCGCAGGCTGGTGCCGGGCCTGCTGGTGCGGATGGGTTGCCCGGCATCAGTGTGATCGTGACGAACGAGGCTCATGTCGTGGCTACGGCGGCGGATGGCACGGGTGGTGATTACAGCGCGGCGGGCGGTCAGATGCGCCTGCTTCGCGGTGATGTGGTGCTGGAGCCGACTTTCAGTATTGCCGCGCAAACGCCTGCCTCGCCGAGCTGGATTTCCATAAACCCGACGACTGGCGTTTACACCGTGACCGATCCGGGCGTGGATGTGGCGACGGCTACCTTGCGTGCCACTTGGGCCGGTGTGAACTATGA